CGCCGAGATCGTCGAGCCGAATGAGCACCGCGTCGCAGCAATGCTCGCCGGCCGAACCAGTCGCTACTATGGTGTGAAGGAGTTCCTGCGGATTGCGACGGCACATCTCGTGACGGCGTCGCAGTATTACGTGGCCGCGCGCCGCAAGCGCACTGGCGAGTTGATGGAGATTCAGGGCATCCCGCATACCGACGTGTCGGTGCGCGTCGAGCCCAAGCAGCGACGTTACGTCTACGATGTCACTGCCAACGGCCAGCACGCGCAGGCTCAGTATGGCTGGGCGGCCGGCGGCCTTCTCGACGACCAGATGGCGCATATCCGTCTGCGCTCGATGAACGGGATCGACCCGATCGCGACAAGTGCTGTTGCCAAGGGCGCGTTCGACCTCATCTCGAACATGCAGAAGTTCCAGAGCGATCTGTTCAGCAACGGCGGCATGCCGATCCTGGCGCTGACGTTCCCTGACGGCCTGACCGACGAACAGTGGCAGCGGCTCAATAAGGACTTGCAGGCGCAAGCCAAGAAGGCGCGCGAGAAGGGCGTCCCGTTCATCCTTGAAGGGCAGGGCATCAGCGGCCAGTCGCCCAAGGTCGAGAAGATGAGCCAGACGGCCGCCGATGCCGAGTTTCTGAAGGCGAACAACGCGGTCTTTACCGACGTTTGCCGCTACTACGGTGTCCCGCCGCACAAGGTCTACCTGTTCGACGGTGTCAAATACGACAACGTGACGCCCTATGAGCGGGCCTATGTCACGGATTCGTTGGTCCCGATCTTCGATGCGATTACCGAGGCGCTGCATCCGGTCCTGCTGACCGAGGACGAGCAGGATGAGTATTTCATCATGTTCGACAAGGATCAGGCATATGCCGCCGATCCTGAGCAGCGCCAGAAGGTCATCAACGACCAGTGGAAGACCGGGCTCATAACGAAGAACCAGGCGCTCGACGAGCTGGGCTTCAATACGATCGGCGATGCCGGTGAGGTTTACCTATTCAGCGGCAACTTCGTGATGACCGACACCAACAACGAGGTGATCCTGAAAGCCGGCGGCAATGCGCCCGGCGAAGAGGATACCGAGAAGACCGACGACAAGGACAAGGCCAAGGCGCCGGTCCTCTCTCTCGTAAAGAACTGAGGAGGCAGCGATGCTGAATATCTCGATCGACGAGTACTTGTCGAAGCGCTCGCTGAGCGTGAACGACGGCATCGTCTACCGCGCTGCCAAAATGCCGAAATCTTTCGACGGCGGCACGCGGTCGGCTGTTTTCGTCATGACCGACGAGACCACCGACAGCTACGGTGACACGGTTCGCGCCAAGGGCGCCGATCTGACCCGGTTCGAAAGCAACCCGATCTGCCTGCTCAACCATCGCAGCGATCTCATCCTCGGCAACTGGTCTGATGTCCAGAAGAAGCCGAAGCGGATCGAGGGCAGGGCGACACTCGCCGCCGAGGGCACGGCGCCGCATATCGACATGGCCTACGGCCTTCTGGAGCAGGGCATTCTGCGCGCGGCCTCGATCGGCTTCATGCCGACGAAGCTGGAGCGGAAGCTCGACGACAAGGGCGAGCCGACCTGGGCCTACGACATCCTCGAATGGGAAATGTACGAATGCTCGATCGTTGCTGTTCCCAGCAATCCTGCGGCATTGGCGCGGTCGATCAAGGAGGGCAACATGCTCGCCAAGGATTTCCTCGAAGAGGTGCTGGACACCTATACCCGAACGGCGGCCGGCCTGATCGTCCCGCGCTCGGAACTTGAGGCCGCGCACAAGGACGCCACCGGCGACAAGACCTCCATCCTCACCACGAAAATCGAACTCGACGAGAAGTCGCTCGACCGTCTGGAAAAGATTGCCGAGCGCATGGAGAAGGCGGCTGATGCCGTCGTCGCCGGCACTGTCGAGCTATCCGCCGAGCCGGCCGAGCCCGAGGTCGATCCTGTCGTGCAGGAACTGGAACTCAACGTCGAGGAGTTCCTGAAGGATTTCGAGCCGAAGGTGCAGGAGATCAACGAGCCCGAGCGGAAGGGTGCGCTGACGAAGCTCGTCGAGGGCATCCGCGGCCTGTTTAAGGCGTCCGAGCCCGAGCCGGAACCCGCTCCGGTCCCTGCCGACCCCGAAGTCCAGAAGGCGCTGAAAGAGCGTCTTGCCAAGATCGCGGCCGTCGAGGCCGCGTAAGCCATCGGGGCGACCCGATCCACGATCCGCGAGGATCACCATCCGACCCGCCCACTGAGGCGGGTTTTTTCATGAAGAAAGGACCGAGATATGACTCTCGCCGAACTTCGCAAGGCTCTCGCGGATAAGACCAAGGGCCTGAGCGACCTCCAGACCAAGGCGTTCGCCGACGGCGCTACGCAGGAAGACACCGACGCGCTCCAGAAGGCGCTGGACGAGATCGATGGCATCAATGCCAAGATCGCGCTGGCCGAGCGCGCCGAGAATGCGGTGAAGGCGGCGGCGCAGCCTGTCGATGAGACCGAAACCAGCACCGTTCCGGCGGCCGTCGAGCGCAAGCTCAAGCCGGTCGAAAAGCTGGGCCTCGCGCTGACGTCGATCATCAAGGCTCACCAGAACCGCTCCACTCCCCACGAGGAGTTGGAGAAGAACGGCTATGGCACTTTCGTCAAGGAGCTGGTGTCGACCACTCCGGCCGACGGCGGCTACGCCGTTCCGACGCCGCTCGCCAGCGAGATCATCGAAATCCTCCGGGAAGACTCGGCATTCCTGGCTGGCAATCCTCGCCGCATCCGTCTGCCCAATGGCAACTTCACCATTCCCGCCGGCGACAGCGGCGTGGTCGGTGGCTACGGGGCGGAAGCGTCGGACATCGGCGTCGAGCAGCAGACGTTCCGGGATGTGAACCTCCAGGCCAAGCGCCTGTCGGTTCTCGTGCCTGCATCGAACGAACTGCTCTCGTGGTCGGTCGGCGACATGCAGTCGTTCATTGAGGACGACATCCGCGGTGCGCTGGGCGAGAACATGGACCTTGCCCTGCTTCGTGGCGACGGCCAGTCCAACCGTCCGCTCGGCATCACCCGCATCGCTGGCGTTCCGTCCTTCGCGGGCTGGGGCGTTGGCGGTACGCCGATCGAGACGATCCAGCGCGTCGAGGCCACCCTGGCCAAGGCTGAGACCGAAATGCGCAATCGCAAGATTCACGGACGTCGCGCCGCATGGATCATGCACCCGCGCACCCGCATCTGGCTCTCCGGCCTCCGCGACGGCAACGGAAACCGTGTCTATCCCGAGGTCAACTACGGCCCCGGTGAAGGCAGCGGCCCGCGCCTGCGCAGCAAGCCGGTCTACGAGACTACGATGATGCCGGCGAACCTCGGCACCGGCGGCGACGAAACCGACATCCACCTCATCGACTTCAGCCATGTGCTGTTCGGTGAGGCGACCGGGCTGTCCTTCCGCGTCTCCGAAGAGGCGTCCTACAAGGTCGGCGGCGTGATGTACTCGGCCTTCCAGCGCAACGTTACGCTGGTTCGCGCGATCATGCACCACGACGCGGATGTCCGTCATCCCGGCGCCGTGGTGAACATCACCGGCCTCGACTGGTACGACAATCCGCCGGCCTGAGCCTGACGAGATGACAGCGGGCGGCATCCGTGCCGCCCGCCTCTCCCCGAAACAAGGACGAAGAACATGAGCAACCCGTTCGCTCCGAACAAGAATGGCGTGGTCGTCGTGACGCTTGCGCAGCCTTACGGCTCGAATGTCGCGGGCGAAAAGGCCGGCTTCCTTCCCGAGATCGCCAAGGCGCTCGTGAAGAAGGGTATGGCTGTGCTGCCCGGCCAGACCGCTCCGCAGGCCGATGCCGGGGCGCAGGGAGGCCCGGAAATGACCTCCCGCAAGTTCACGCCGCAGCGTGATCCGCTCGATCACGACAGCGACGGCAAGAAGGGCGGCAGCCTTCCCGACGATCAACGGGTTCTTCCCGGCTCGGCCACCGACAGCCTCCGCGCCGAGTTCAAGGAGTTGACCGGCAAGGACGCCGACTCCCGCTGGGGTGCCGCGCGTCTGGCCGCTGAGATCGAAAAGGCTCTCGAAGCCGCGACTGCGCCGGCCGATGGCGAGGCAGAGGCTCCGCAGGCCGATGCCGGGGCGTAACGCACGCTATTCGGATCGCATGATCCGACAGGGCGACTATCTGGATCGAGGTCGAAATGGATCTGACGCTGAAAACGCCGGCCACAAAGACCTCGATCAGCGTCGACCTCGTGAAGGCGGGGAAACGGATCAGGCACGGGTCGGAGGACGATCTGATCGAGTTCTGGATTCGCGCGGCCGATGAGTATGTCGAGAAGCGGACGAACCTCTCGCTCATGGAGCAGACCTATGTGCTGCGTCTGCGCCGCATCCTCCCGTCCGTCCAGCTTCCTCGCCCGCCGCTGAAGTCGATCACGTCGGTCAAATATGCTGTCACAGGCGGAACTGAGCAGGTTCTTTCTGATCCTGACGATCGTGTCCGCATCGACCGGATGCTCCCGACGATCGACACCGGGTTGGTCGAGCAAGCCGGCACGATGGAGATCGAATACGTCGTCGGGGCAGATGATCCCGAGAAAGTTCCGGCCGCGCTTCGTCAAGCGTCATACCTGCTGGCAGCATCGTGGGTCGAGTCGCGCGCCGCGACCTATCAAGAACCCCGGATAATGCAGGTCGAGAAGAAGATTTCATTCGGGGTGGACCAGCTTACGAAGGAGCTTCGCGTCCCGAACGGCACTGATCTGAACGGTGGGTGGTGATGTTTCCGTCCAGCAAGGCGCCCAACCTCGTCCTGATCCAGCACAAGGTCACGATCCCCGGCCCGCTGAACGACATCGTGACATGGGCGGAATATCGGCAGGTCTGGATGAGCATCCAGCCCAATCGCGGGAGAGAGGTGTTCAAAGGCGACGAGCTTCAGAGTGTCGTGTCGCACACCCTGCGCGGCGATTTCCTTGAGCTTGAGGGCATCAACGAGACGCAACGCATCGTCTTCAACGACACCCACGACTACGGGCCACACGGCATCCGCGCGGATTCGCTGGTCTTCGACATCCTTGCGGTGATGCCCAATCTCGACGGCATGGACGACGTGATGATCCAGGCCAACCTCAACCCGCTGCGCTACGGCGATCTGGACCCGAACGTTCCGCAGTAGCCATGCTGTTCGCACCGGGAAGGGTATGGGAGGGCGAGACTGCGGTTGTCGTCGCTGGCGGGCCGTCGCTGACGCTGGCGCAGGTTCGCACGATTGGCATCGCACATGCGCTCGGCCGGTGCCGCGTGATCGCCGTTTCGGATGCAGTCTATCCGTGCTGGTTCGCAGATATACTTTTGTCGTCGGACGCCAAATGGTGGGATCACCACCACGGTCTCTCGGCGTTCCGGCGCATCAAGATATCGAGGAACCCTCTCGGGCGGTACGACGTCCAGAACCTCAACGATACCGGCCCCGACGGTTTCGACCCGGTGCCCGGCAATGTTCGCCACGGTTCGAACTCGGGCTATCAGGCGGTGCATGTCGCGGCGCAGTTGGGTGCGAAGACGATCATCATCGTGGGAATGGACTTCTCGGACGGCGGCGCGCGGGATCACTGGTTCGGCCTCCACCAAGGCCGGATGGATATGTGCTCCGATACTGAAACGTGGCGAC